TTACAAGAAAAACGGATATTTGCTTTTGTAGATAAATCTAATACTAAATTATATAAATTTACAAAGATGAATGGGTTTAATATTTTTCAAGATGAAGTATCTACAGAAGATGGGAATAAAATAATGTTTATATGGGGTAAAATATAATGGGAAAGCTTGTTAGTGGAGTAACAAATTTATTTGGAGGTAAAAAGGTTGATACCTCTCAAGCAGCTTTTAAACCTTACGCTATAACTACCCCTGCTGGTAGTAGTTATTTTAACACTGCTACAGGAACAGGAGGAGTTACATTCTCACCTGAACTACAAAGTATGTGGGATAAATATTTATCTGCTGCTGAAGGAGCAATGCCTTCTTCTGAACAAACGAAATTTGCAGGTGATTTGTCTACTTATGGTAAACAATTATTTGGTACATCTATAGGTATGGATACAAACCAAATGGCTAAAGATTATTACAATCAGCAACAAGCCATTTTAGAACCAACTCGTGCACAAGAATCAAGTCGTTTAAACGATACTATGTTTAGTCGTGGGACACTAGGGGCAGGTGTTGGTATGGGTGAAGGTTATATTAATCCACAACAATATGCTTTACAACAATCTCGTGGACAACAAGACCTAGAACTAGCGTTAGCTTCTACTGATAGGTCTAGAGCAATTCAAAATGAAGAGATACAAAAAGCATTAGGTTATTATGGAATGGGTCAAGAACTCGCCTATCAACCGTATGCTCAATCTGCTAATATCCTTGGTTATGGCACTGAATTACAAAACCTTGCTCTACCATCATTAGGTTATGGTTTAGAAGCTGGTCAATCATCAGCTACTGCTGGTGCCAATATTGCTAGTTTACAACAAAAAGCACGAGATTCTAATCTATCATTTTGGGGTGGTTTACTCAGTGGTGGTATGAGTGCTTATAAAAAATAATAGGATAAATTATGGCTGAAACTCAATCTTTGTTTGGACCAACTCCTGCTGACCTTAGAGCAGCTAGACAAGCACAACAAGCTGCTTTTCTAGAACGAGCTTCTCAAGTTAATCCTTCATACGCTGCTGGTGCAGGTGTAGGTAGTGTTGTTGGTAGTATTGTTGGTAGTCTTTTTGGTGTAGAAAATCCTGAACTTGCTAAAGCTAAGCAAATGGAAGAAATACAAAAAGAAATAATAGCAGAAAATCCTACTATTTCTGACCAAGGTCTTTATTATGATTTAGCTGCAAGTAAATTCTATGACAGGGGTTATTTAAAAGAATTTGCTGAAGCAAAAGCTAAAGCGGATGCGTTTAGAAAAGAACAACTTCAACTTGATTTAGAAAATAGAGTTAAAGAATCTCAAATTGAAAAAAATACAGCAGAAAAAGCAAGTGCTTTGCCAAGTGCTGGTGCAGTTTATGCTCAAAACATAGCAATCATAAGCAATCCTAATTCTACTCCTGAACAAGTAGCAATAGCAAAACAAACAATTAGTGGATTATATCCTGTTGCTGCAGCTTCACCTCTTGCTGGATATCAACCTACATTTGGTGCTGGTGGTGTTACATCTATGACCCCTGTTGCAGGGACACCTGCTGCGGTAGAACAAGAAAAAGCAAGTAGTAAAAATAAACGACAAATAGTTTCTAATTTAAATAAAAGTAATCTTGTTTCTACAAACATTGATGAAGCTTTAAAACTTGTTTCACCTAAAACAACTGGTTCAATCGGTGAAGCTACTCGTATGTTACCCTTATCAGGTGGCTCAGATGCGGCTTCTCTAGCTAGTTATGTAGATACAATTAAAGCTAATATTGGTTTTGAACAATTAAATGCTATGCGTCAAGAATCGCCTACAGGTGGTGCTTTGGGTAACGTAGCTGTAAAAGAGTTGGATTACTTACAAGCTTCTCTAGGAAATCTAAATCCTAATTTAAGTGAAGAAGTTCTTAAAAAGAATTTAGAAGCAGTTAAAACTCATTACACTAATTTTATGAAAGAATTGCAAAAGGAAATGGATACTAAATTCCCTGTTGGTAAGGAAACTAGTGCCTCTCCTCAGCAAGCTGCAACATCTAAAATAGTTACTATTGATAATGTTGATTACCAACAAACATCTAATGGTAAATGGGTAAAGGTGATTAAATAATGGCGGATAACCAAATACAAACTGAGGAAGTAACAGACCCAGCCCTTCTTGCTCAATTAAATGCACTATCTACTTCTACTATTCCTGCAACTGAAGAAGTTACCGACCCTGCTCTATTATCACGGTTAAATAGTAATAACTTTGATTTGCTTGTTGGAATTGAAAGTGGCGGTAAACAGTTAAGGAAAGATGGTACACCTGTTACATCAAAAAAAGGGGCTATTGGTATTGCTCAAGTAATGCCAGCCACTGCCCCTGAAGCAGCTAGACTTGCTGGATTACCTTTTAGCGATAAGTTATATAAAGAAGACAAAGATTATAATTATGCAATAGGGCAAGCTTACTTTAATCAAAAATTAAATGATTTTTCAGGTGATTTCTTTAAGGCATCTGCTGCTTACAATAGTGGTAAGGGCACCGTTGACCTTGCATTAAAAAGAGAACAACAAACAGGTAAACCTTGGTATAACTTTTTACCTAAAGAAACTAAAGGTTATATTAATAGTTTAGGGTTTGATGCTAAACAAGAGATTTTACCTAGCAATGCTACTACTCCTGCTAGACAAGCGGAATTTGCACAAAAGGTAGAAGATGTTCAAAATATGCCAGCAACCTATGAATTTGACCCCAATGTAGTAAAAGGGGCGGCTGCTGTAAGTGGTGTTCTTGGTATGATACCTGCTATTGCTACTGGTAGAACTGCTTTTGGTGTAGTTAAGTCTGCTACTGGGGCTGCTTTGTCAGGTGGGGCTAGTTCATTAGCTGCTGAGTATTATTTAGAAGGTAAACCGCAAAACTTCCAAAATGATATCACAGGTCTTACTATTGAAATGGCTGGTGGTGCTGCACCTACTATATTACATGAAGCTATAACTAGAGGTTCAACTGCACTTACTAAACAAATACCGATTATTGGTGAAAAACTTGGTGCGTTTACAAAAGCATTAACAGGTGGTGAAACAGAAAGTGAGTGGGCTTTACGTCGCTTTGCTTTAGGTAATGCAAATGTTCGTGGTGGTGTGGCAACTGACATTTTTAGAACAGGTAATCAAAAAGAAAATGTTAAAAGACTTACAGATATTGGTTTAGTTATAGACCCTAAATTACCTGCATCAAAAAGTGTTAGAACTATCTATGAGAATACCTTGGATGATTTAACATCTAGTGGTCTTACTTTTGGTAGAAGTGCACAAATGGCTAATGTAGAGAATACTCTTGCTCAAGGTGTAGACGCTGGTTTAATTAACTCAGGACAAGCTGCTGCTATTGTAAGGACATTAAAAAGTCAAAGTAGTGGTGTTGTTTCGCCTAAAGCTTATGCAAGTATGATTGATGAGTTAATTCACTCACCTAAAAAGATTGAAGGTTTATCTGAAGCAACGGATAGGGGTAGTAAATTTATTAAAGATACTCTATCTAGCAATTATGATGATTATTTTGCTGCAAATACTGGTAAGCCTTTATACTCTCTTTTAAAAGGTGTAGAGGAATCTGAAGTTGTAGCAAAATCAAGAGATAGTATTCCTGTTCTTTTAGATACTAAATTTAAAGCAAGTCCTACTTATGCTGAAGACTTAGAACAAGCATTACGAAATATTAAGAAAAGTGCAGGTGGTCCAGCAGATTTAAAAGCGGCTGTTGTTTCGTATTTTAAAGCACTTCCTGAAAAAGAAGCCGTTACTCGTTTTAATGATTTAAGTCCTATATTTGAAAAAACTAAAATCTTATCATTAGATGAAATTTATTCTATCAAACGAGGTGTAAATTTAGTGGCTTCTAAACGAGGTAAAACTGCTGCCTTAGTTGGAGTAACTGCAAAGGATGCAATTTTAGGTGCATTAGGTGCAGAAGTTCAAAGAACCCCTGAAGTTAGGGAAATGTTTGGTAATAAACCATCAAATATTAAGGCTTTTTCGTTCTAATAGCTCTAAAACGCACATAAAGGGGTCTAGAAGCGAATATCATATAAAACTGATACCGTTACATAGACCCCTCTTTTTAAACAAGCCCTAGAGCTTGATTTTAGTGCAAATTTTACTACTTATTCATCATTTGTCAAACATCAAACGAATAATAAATAAATCTACTACAATCACATGACCACTTTCCTCACCAAGCATACGCTTATCAACTAACTCAAACCCGACCATCATTCCTGTAATAAATTCTACTGATACAAACATAATTATCCTTTAGTTATAGTAAAACTCATTTTTACTAATGTAAGTAATTTTCTTTTCTTTTTCTAATTGCTTTATTTGTTGTTTATAATTTTTTCGCATATTTTTTTGTATTTCTTCTATTTGTAATAATCTAATACCAATCATACATAAACTGCTTTGTTGATAGACTGCTGGAACAGTTTCATATTGTTTCATAAATTTATACAAAGTGTAGGCTGCATTTTTACCTTCTTCTTTTGTAATCCAATCTTTAGGTTTTTCCATATTAAACTCCCTTGAGTTTAGCAAGGTATGCCATATCTACATGAGCTTCTTTTCCATCGGGGAGTTTGGCAATAACTGTATCAGGATAATACCCCCTCTTGATAATTTCTACTGGACAATCTAGCTGAACGTGCCATTGCTTTTGGTCTACTTTTACTTTCGCCTTTTTTACCATAATTCCTCCTGTTCATCCGCTAACTCTAGACAAATGCGTTTTTGATATTTCGCTATTTTATCCTCAAAGGCATAGACTAAATCCTCTGCGGTAATTTCCAGTAGGTCAAATATCTCCAACTCATCCAACTGCTCAAGCATTACCTCTTGCAATTCTTTAATCGTGAGCACTAATATTCTCCAATCGTTTTAATTCAGCTTTTGCATAAAATAATATTTTCTTAATATCTCGCAAAGGTGGACTATGGGAAACTTCTCCATATCTGTAGCAAGCCCTAAATATCTCACCAATTTGTGCGTTCATATTTTTATATGATATTAAATCCTGCAACTCACTAAAATCTTTTGGAAAAGTATAGTAATCTGCACTTGACCCATCACTATGTTCTTTTTTAACAGCGTTCATACTATTCCATTGTTCAGGTGTTATGTCATTAATCCTTTTTTGCATATCTTTTCCTTAAATACCTTAAACTGATTGGACATTCATCAAACATACCATCCTTGACATCAAACAACATATACAAGCCCCTGAAGTGGCGGTTGGTTTGGTGATTTAGGTAATGCTCCTCGTGCTCGTAACAACTACCTGTGATTAGTGCCATAACCTCCGAGCCATCTGCCCTTAAGCCGTAAGCAATATCTCTACCTTGTTGATGCCCTGCAATACAACTCTGATGATGCTTAGCAAGCAAAGCACGGGCAGTCCCACAAGGGCGACCCATAACACCAGCAACAAAGTAATGACAGAAAGCAATACCTTCAATAATGATAGGTTGCAGAAAAGGAACAGTTTCCCAGCCAGCTTCTTCATATTTTAAATCCTCCAAGGATATTAGTCCATCTAATTTAGGGTCATTATCTATTGCCCGATTTATGCGATTCTCGTGATTTCCATACAGCATAACCATCCGTGGGTTCCAGCGAGGTTTATGGTTATCTATTCTCCGTTGCTGTTCTTCTCGGATAGGGGTTAGCAGCTTATCCATCGCCTCGTGAACCACTTTGATGTCTGCCTTGTAGCGTTGACCCTCCATACTCTTGCTACCAGCCTTATCGTGGCTAGACAAGGATGGCATATCTGCGAAATCGCCCAACATCACAATTATGTCAGGAAGCATATCAACAGCATATTTCCCAATGCGTTCTAGGTATTCTAGGTCGTCATTAGGTCTGACTTGAGTGTCAGGTATCACCATCATTCTTTTAGACATAGTGTAAGCCCTCGTTGCCATTCTGTGAGATGATATCAATCCTATCCTCGTCCCAATTGTCTTTAGGGCAAGATGTCCAAGCACATTCAGTAACCTTGCTTAAATCCTTACCGCATATCTGACACAAAGATGAATCACTATCCACAGCCCACTCGTGCCCATCTTTCCATACCGCACCTAACTCATTGTATGTGTTTTTTGCAATATTATAAGTGGAGAATACCTCTTGCCATACCTTATTATCTTCTTTACGATAAAACACTTCTAAATCTTTAAGTTTAATATTCCTGTAGGGATGATGTTCGGGGAGGTCGTTTAAACGGATTCTCATTTCTTTCCTTTCTTTGGCACAAGGGATTCGTCACGAAAATCACAAACCCTGCACTTAGTTAGTGTGTCAATAAGATATTTACAATCAGGAAGGCAACTTGGCTTAATGAGTTTAATACCCTCATCAAACTTCTTCTTACTACCTTTACCACTAATTATACTATCGCCTGTAATATCATTTTTTGTTGCCATGTCGTTCTACCCTTTCCTCAGCGGTCTTGATGTCGTGGCAAGGGGAGCATAACACCTGCAAATTCCCACCCTCACAAAACAACCTACTTATAAAAGTATTCCAATCTACAAATCCTGTAAAAGGACACACTACTGGTTCTACATGGTCTACATTCACTTCTTTAGCTGGGAATTCACCTTTGCACATATTACAAGTGAAGTGTTCAGCCATTCTATTTGTTTTGGCATTGACCTTTTTGCCTACTGATGCCGCTTTTAGAGTTTCATACTTGGGGGGATATTTTCTAAACCCACCTCGCAGAGTTGAAGTGATAAATGTCCGTAACCGACCTTCTGTCCAGCTAGACAAGATTCTTTCCTGAATATATATTATAAACTCTCTGAATTGCCTCACCATCTTCTTTGTCCATCCCATGAAATATCTCATACCAATCGTTGTGCAAGGTTTGTATTAAGATATTCTCACAGTCTTCTTCTGATAAATCTATTACTTGTTTACTGACAACATTTACCTCAAACTTCATTTAGTAGCCTTTCATATCGTGAAATATAACTATCATCTAAAGACCTAAGAATATACAAGCATTGTGCGTTCATCAAGAACTCCTCCTCGCTGGCGTATTGTGAAAGGCATACATCCAACATAGCCCTCTCATTATCAATTCCAGCAAGGAGTTTGCGAGCCTTGGCTTCACCCAATCCCTTTACACCCTTCACATTATCAGATGTATCACCCTTTAGGCATTGCTCATAAAACAAGCGTGTGCCCTCTAGGGCTGTCTGTGTGATGAATGTATCGGGCTTCATCCACCGCTTTGCTTCAGGACCTCCCTGTATCTCCCATTGGAAGTGTCTACCTTCTATTTGCAAAAGGTCTTTGTCCAATGAACAGATAATCGTGTCAGCAGTTTGGTAGATTCCAAGGGCATCGTCAGCCTCAAGATTATCAGGTGCAACCTCAGCACATAATTCCTTTATTGAGAACTCACGACACGCTTGTAACCAGTTTGGCTTTGGTTGTGTGCGGTTTGCTTTATACTCAGGGTAAACCTCTTTGCGGAAGTTTCTAGCCCCTGTTAGAAAAGCCCTATACTCTGTTGTTTGCACTTTGGTAAGGATTGTGTCTAGGAGTTCCTCTACACGATGAGTGGCAATAGACAAGTCTTCGTTCTCTGAACTAGCAGCACATCTATATACCACCAAATCCATATCAATTAACGCTATCATATATTACCTCGTGTAAAAATATACAACAACCAACCCCTACCAACATACCTAAGAAAAAGGCTGTGCTATAACAAAGGATGTATTCAATCACACGGCACCAGCTAGGTCGGTGTCAGCGTCTTCGTCAGCACCATACTCTAACAACTTAGTAACTGTCAGGCGAGAGATGGTGGCACTTACACCCTTCTTACCCTTAAATTCCCATGCAAAAGGTTTAACCGTTGCTACGGCTAGTGAACCGTTACCAATTTTGATGTTACTAGGAACTTCCGAACCATCCTCGTAATAGGCGGGGATTGGGTAGGTCGATTTACAAGTAATATACACACCACGCTCGTCTTCTGCTTTGGTTGATTCACGGGCTTCAATTCCTTCTTTGGCTAATTCTTCTACTGCTTTGGTGGACAAGTTTGACAGGTCAATCTGATATTTCCCTGACATCTCATTTACATGGTTTAGGTTTGCCCACATGATTGTTGCTTTTAATTTTGTCATACTTAACTCCAATGTCTAATAGTGTTGATAATAATACAAAAACAGGTAATAACTTCTAACATCCTAATCCAATTATAAGGTTTCTGCTGGCTCAAAGACAAACTCCTCAAACTGTTTAGCAATGGCAATGATGTCACCTACCGTTGCTTTAGGGGATAGGGCAATAGCATTAGCAAGGGATGATTGTCTAACAATGTATCGTTGTTTAATCGCCCGTTCCTCTGCTGTTTCATAGTTACTACCTATTACCTTGGTCGTTGGTGCAGCTTGTTTAAACGACCCTACTGGACCAATAGCAGACCAGTTGTCATACTTACCATTCTTTGTGATGGCTACTTCAAATTTGTCACCAATGTTCGCATCATCTAACACACCAAACACCTTGGGGTTAGCAAAGGGAACTATGTTCTGTGTGCGAGTTACGCCTTCAGAGGTGAAGGTTACAGCTAGAGTGCGTGTTGGTTTCCCAAACTTATCCTCTTTGTCTACCTTTGCTATATCTACAATCTCAATTTCCATTATACTACCTCCATATCTGCCCAATTCAAACCCTTTTGACACTCAGCCGCCATTGGGACATTAAATTTCACACCAAACATCTTTTCAAAATTAGCTGGTAGGTCGTGAAACACGCTGTGAAACATTGCCACTAATTCCTTAGTATCGCACACTTTGTCATCAAAGTCAAGGATTATCGAATCGTGCACCGTATTCACTAACAAACATTTGTCACCATAACCTAGCTTTTTCAATCGGTTATGAGCACTAACCCTAGCCAAAGCCATGAGGTCTGCACCCGTTCCCTGAACAGCATAATTCTTAATCTGCGTGTCCTTATACTGCCCACCGAACTTCTGAAAGTAATATTCCCTACCAGTTGGGGCTACTAGTTTATTGGTTTCCACTACCTCACGAATAATCTTTGTGTGCCATGCCCCTATGCCTCGATACTTGTCGTAGTAGGCATCCACCACATCCTTCCAATATGCCTTACTCTTGCTTATAGAAGTGAAGTCAGGGTCATTAGCAAACGAGAACTCATTGCCACCATACAATATCCTAAAGTTTAAAATCTTTGCTATCAAACGGGATGGTAGCCCAAACTTCTCTTGGTTATCAGTATGCAAGTCCACACCATTCACAATCTCGTTTATTAGGACTTGGTCTTGGCTAAGGTAGGCGGCAACACGGATTTCTAGAGCAGATGCGTCTGCCTGTAACAGCATTACGGCAACTCTCGTATGATTGCCATTAAGTTTGGATACTTCAGTTTTGACAAGAAGAATTCCGCACCATACCTGCTAATAAACTCGTTAATCTCAATCATCGTGAATTCCACATACATTTCTTCTTCATTCATACCTGATTCGTTTTCTCTGTCCATGTTATTCCTCGGTCTGTTATATAAGTTAATCGGGGGTAAGTAAAATTTGTGCCATTCTATCATAATTTCTTTGCATTTTCCTTCATCTTAGATAAGATTAGGAGATAAGTCAATTCCTCAAGTTCTGCTTGTGTCATAATCAATCCCACAAATTCCTATAATATTTACCAAATAAAGCAAGCCCTTTATCTATTCGCTTATTATGCGCCCTTAGTCCATCCCAATCAATCCTATCTGTCCAAAACTTCTCATCACTTTCGTCATCTAACACTTGCTCAAATGACCAAATCATCTCATCTACTATGGTATTCCACTTCTTTTCAGTAAGAGTGCTTGGATATCCATACTTGTCTTCCTTTAGCTGTTTAAGCATTGGTAGGATGATTTTAGCAAGGGTGGTATTCATATTCCATGTGTCATATTCATCAATGTGCACATATTCGACACGAGGGTGGATTGTGTCTAAAACCTTCTGCAAAATCGACATGACAGGGTATAAGATGTTGTTTAAACGCTTTACCCACGGTTCGTGATATTCAATCTCTCGCCAAAAGCACAACTTCTCTGCTATTTTCAATGGGCTTATCCAATGGTATCTATAATTAGATAGGTATATTTTCATATCTATTTCCTTTGTCTGTAATATTTCTTAAATTATGTGACACAAAGTGTACAATTTGGTAGTTTTGTTGCCAATAAGTAACAGTTTTAGTTCAAAACTAAACTAAAAGTGTAGACCTACGCATAAAATTAAACTCAAAAAAGTGATATATCAAACAGTCTTCCCTATGTAGGTAGCCTTACTGTCTTTAAACTGAAATGTTATTTCACACTCTTGCCCTTTGGTTCCATTAAAAAGCTTCCATACGCCATATCCCATAGAAACAAAAGCAATGAGCATAAGGGTTACTACCACTACGGTGGCTCTATCTATATTCCTGTCTTTTGAACAATCACAGTTGCGTCCTTGATTACAGTTTTGATTACACGGCATTATCATTCTCCTATAATTTAAGTTCGTTATATCTAAGATTTTCTCCAAGGGTTCCTCGCAAAAACGAATTAAATGCTAGGCTTACTCTTGTAATATCTGTATCTGTCTTTTCAACAGAGTGGGGCAAATATGATGGGAATAATACAATCTCTTTTGATTCCACAGTTCTTCCCCAAGCATCCCCATTTACTGTGTTATATTGTTTTGCTGCTATTGCTATCTGCTTAGTAGATGGATTATGAAACTTAATACTATCCTTATCTCTAGAAGCGTTAATATAAATAACCCCTGATATAAAACTATTAGGGTGTGAGTGCAGATGATGATACTGCCCTTCCTCTGTATAATTTAACCAAGATTGTGTGATATAAGCCTCTAAAGGATATTTAGGAATGTATATCTCTTGTAAATAATGATTAAGAAAAGTAGTTAAATAATCCTTAAGTTCTTTTAATTCAAGCATATCTAAGATATAAGCATTTATGGTGGATTTATTACCATAGTTAGCCATCAAATGATTTTTATGCTCTTGTATTACACTAAGTTCTTCTTCTGTAAAATCCCTATCGAGCTTTCCTACCATAACTGGTATTGGAAATAATAAATTTAATTCATTATTCATCATTTACCACCCTATAAAATTTAACATATTGCCAATCTAGCTGGCTTGCCTTAACAACATAATTTCCCTGTGAGCTGTAAGTTTCCACTTCAATCAAACTCTCAGGCGGCTCGTAACATTCAGGTGAGCCGTCGTGTTTCCTCCAACCGTTCCGTTCATACAGCATATCTACTCCCAAATACACCCTTCATATCCCCACTAATGTTTTGTAGGTTGGGTTTAGTTGATGATAGTCGCCCTGTCCGAGCAACACATTGGTTGAGGTTCCCGTGCAACATATTCACACCCCAATTCATTTTCTCTCGTAACGCTGGCAACCCTAAATAATAAGTTGATACTATCTTTTCTAGTTTAGCGAGTTCCAAGATGGTGTCCACTATTTTTTTTGCCTCACCTTTTGGCTTAAGGGATTTTAGCACATCAGCACCAGTAGCCCAATAACCCTCTTTCTTAAGTTCACTTCCCACCAAGGGTTTAACAAGCCGTGGCATATAGAATGAATAATCTCTCCAACCCAGCTTCTCCTGTCCCTTCCTATCCCCTGTCTTATACACCCCTACAACTTCTTTGCGAGGGATAACGATTGTCCCACCATACAACAAGGCAGATAGGTGGTCGCCACTCTCGGTGTTAAATTCAGGGATTGAATGGCTTGCATACAGCGATGCCCGTAACTCCTCAATCTCTTTACCTAAGACCTCAGCCTGTTTCAGACAAGCCCCCTCGTCAAACAGCAGACCATTATACTCAATCTCCTGTAAGACAATCAGGTCTTGGTTGTGAAGGGAAACAAGGCGTTTAAACGCTGTGCTTTTTGAGTTCACTTCCTCTAACTGTTTATGATAAACTTCTAGAGTTAATTTTATATCTTGTTTTAAATATCTTTCTAAAATGTCTTTAGGTATATCAGGAGTATCTATACCAACTTCCCAATAAGCCTTAACTTCATCAAGTTTATTACCAAGTCCATAATACTCACTAACTGAATTTAAACTTGGATAACTATCCACTTGACCTTGTAGCATGAAGTGAACAAGTTGGCAGTCCCAGCAGCGAATATTACTGAAATCTAACCCATATCGCTTACCCCATCCAATATCAAATTTAAGATTAAATCCAACAAGTAGGTCGCAATTATCTAAAATACTTTGAGAGGTCTTTAGGGCATTTCCATAAGGATTTTCATCGTATTCTATTGGTAAAAGTGAATACTCTTGTTCATCTTTATAGAACCCTACATAAACCAATTTATTAGACTGGCTATATGTTGAACCTTTCTCAAAGGTCGTAGTTTCCACATCATAAGCGATTATATTTTTCATTTGGCACCTTGTCTAATATAGCTAAAGCAAACTCAATAAGCTCTCTAGGAGTAGCATTACTTTTCATTCTATTGGCTTTATCTGAAATAACTTCAATATTACCTTTTACATATCCTAATTCAGGAATAATCTTATCAAGAGAAGGTGCAGAGTCTTTTCGTCCATTACCTTTTGTTCTATCTAATTTAATTTTAAGATAAGGGCAAAATTCAGGTATTTCTATGTCCTCAATATCCAAGTTAAAAGGTAAGTTATGCTGTTTAGCTCTTAATTTAGCAGACCTTAACATAAAGTATTCTACATTAGTTTCTCTAAATCGTTTACTGGTATCTTTAACTCTATCAGGATGATTTTCTTTATATTTTTTCGCGTGTAAATTGTTACATAGTTTGCAATAGTAGTTATAACCATCTTTTGCAGACGACGCTTTATGAAATTCAGAAAACTCCTTTTTAATTTTACAATTTGAACATATTTTCATAGGTTTCCTTAATAATTAGTAATACTAATAGTATAACATAATTTTATGATTAAGTCAAACTATTTCTACATATCCTGATAAATTGATAAATGGGGCACGATAAGCACTTCCTTACCCTTCAAGTGGCGCATCGCTTCAACAGTATTCGTGTCGCCTCGTAACTTATTCTTGGGGATATTTATATACCTAACATTCTCATATCCCTCTTTGTCTGTCCTACCAATACCAATAATAAAATCTAGTTCCGATGGCTTACTGGTCTTACTGTCTGCCATTTGGCTTTCATTGATGTAGCGGTCATTATGCCCTGTGCTGTCCGCTTGTCCAACACTTATTACAGGGCAATAGGTCTTAGCGATATCTCGTCCCCACTTGTAAATCTCATGCAACACCAAATCTTTCCTATCGCCAACAAATCCCTTAACCTTGTCCATGTTGTCAATGATAATTAGCGATGGCTGCACTTGCTCTATCAGCTTTTCCATTGTCTTGCGTTCAACAAGCGATGGTTGGTCAATGAATTTAATCTTGTCGCCAATTTTCTCGTCCCATATCGCCTTGGCTTTCTTAATGTTGTTACTCAATTCCATGTAGGT